AATTTTTTTATTAGAAGCCCACTTTGTAAAATTTGTAGAGGTAGTGGAAATCGCCAAATCAGAAATATTTGTTTGCTTATAAATATCCTCTTCATAAGTAGGAAGTGCCTCTGTGGATTCATCTCCCTCCATCATGCATAGATATAACTCTTCAATCCCTACGGAATATTGAATCTCTTTATTTACAACTGTCATTTCTATCATCCTCCCATTTTGTTTACTATTTTTTGAGCTAGGATTTCTGCTATCTTGTCACCTTCTGCATCAAAGGTATTCTGTACAAAGTGTTTTCCCTTCACACGACCTTTGCCATTTACTTTTTTATGGCCATTTTCGTATAAGTACCAATACCAAGCTTCACCTTCGAATTCCACAGATACAAGATCATTTTTCACAACAACTTTCAAGCTTTCTCTTAAATGTGTTCGCTTGTTCTTATTGGACAATTTAATTTTTGGTTTTAACTTGCTCACAAAATATTCAGCTGCTTCTTCTAAAAACTGCTTTTCTACTTTTTGGTTAACCCTAAGTAACGTATTAATATCTTCCAAAGCATCAGCAAAACCATTGTTATTTGATGCCATTACTGAATGCACCTCACATACGTTATAAACTGCGTGATAGTGTCATCGTTCTCGTCATAACCCATTCCATCAAATTGAGAATAAGAAACGCCTGCTTCGTTAAAAACAACCTTTAACGGCTCGTAATCTTTTTCAGTACCATTTGTGATAACTGCAATTTGATACATTGGCATTGATTTTAAAACTTTATTAGATGCTCTTAATTGTTGTTCATTCACAAATTCATACACAATGTAAGGATATTTCGCTGTCGTAGGAGCTTCGTCACGAAACACTGGGATACCAGACTTTTTCATGATGTCTCGCAATTCTTGAAAACTAATTTGCATAGGACAGTGACACCTCCATCAAACGATCTTCTTCTTTTACATAAATGCGCTCAATATCATAGATACGGCCACCAACTTTTACACGGTAATCTTTTTGATTGTTTTCAATGTCACGATCAATACGAACTTCAATTTTCTTTACAATTTCATTCGTATCTTTCGTTGTAAATTTATCAGTGGCCGTAACCCCAATGTTGTTATAGCGAATTTTACGTTCTAATGGATACCCCATAATGACACGGTCTGTGTCTGGATCCATGGTTTCTCCTAATTTAAGTAGGTCTCCCATCCATCTGAGTTTATTCGTCTGTCTCTTCGGCATCGTATACCTCCTGGATAAAGAAAGGTGTCATTGCATCAAGTGCTTGACCAAGTTCTTTTTCTGCTACACGATATTCATAAAAAATACCTGCACACATAATAATCAGGTATTCTACTTCTCTTCCACATGCTTTTTTTACATATCGTTGACCTTGCTTAATATAAGAAGAGAGCATAGAATCATCCATGCCCTCTTCCCAATGAATATGTGATTTTAATTTCTCAGTTAAATCATCCATATTAAGCTCCAGTAGAAGCTTTTAAAACATACTTATAAACTGGAACTTCAAATGGTGAATGAATTAGTTGTGCATCTAATAAGTTCCAGATACGGAAACCTACACGGTTTGTACGTGAGAATAACTCAACTAATTTTTGCACTTCTAATGATCCAATGACATCTTGAATGTAGAATTTAGAGAAGTCACCAAAGTAGAAGACTGGCGTATCTGGTTCACCTGCAATGTCAATTGCATCTTCTTCCTCAACAGGGAAGCCCAATAATGTATAACCAATTCCACCTTCCGCTTGATTAAATGGACGGAGTAATGGGAAGCCATCATCTGTTTTCATTGTTTCAATTTTTGTTAGTGCTGCTGTATTTAACACCCATCGTGCTTTTTTACGAACTTCTTTAACAGGTGTATTTTTCATTTTTACTAATGCATCATAAAGATTTTTTTCATCCGTTTTAAACTCAACTGCTTTCTTTGCCAATGCACCATCATTTATGTTATTAGCTTCATCGCCATTAACCATATATTGAGTTTCTTTACGAACATAAGCTTTTTTCAGCTCGTCCATAACGATTTGTTCAATCGGTAAACCTGTACGTGCTAATAATTTTTTCGTCACTGTAGCAAGTGCATCAAATTCCGTTGGTGATAATTCGATTTCATCGAACTCAATATCCGTTTCTGGAATTTCATTATTTGTCCGCTCATTTTTATGCCCTTGTGCTTCTGCCTTTTTAACTAAAACAGGATACTTAATATTTTCTTTTGTTTTTACTCCCGTTCCTAATCGACGTAAGAAGTTTTCTTCTTGAGCATACGTAATAATTTCTTTGCTTAAGAAATCTGGAATCGTAACAGAACCATTACCAGTAACTAACCCTAATGCACGAGCTTCCGTTTCATCGATATTACCCACAATATATTTAGCAAATGTGGAACGAATTTCTGTTTCTTTTTTTGCACGATGACCCTTAGTAGAAAGAGCTGTTGCGATAGATGCTGAAATAGCTGAACGTTGTTCCTCTGACAGTTCAGTTTTTGCATCTGGATTTTCTTTTGCTGCTGGATCTTCTTTTTTCTCTGGATCATCTTCTTTCTTATTGTCCGGATCTTCTTTTTCTTCCTCTTCTAATTTTGCTAATTCATCAGAAATAGTTTGCACTTCTTTTGTTAATTGCTCTACTTCTGCTTTCACGGCCGCTAATTCTTCTGAACGTACTTCATTTTTTTCTACTTTACCTTGTAATTCTTCCAAACGAACTTTATGTCGAGCTTGAGACGCTTTTAAGATTTCTTTTAAATTCATGTTAATTTCCCTCCAAGACTTTTTTTATTTGTTTAATAATGTTGTTTCTTTCTTCTGTATCATCTTCCACAACTGTTTTTACGGCTGCTTCTTCACTTCTCATTTCAATCATGGCTGTATTTTCGCCCCTGGTTTCAATGGAAGTGGCAACATATGCTGGTGTCATATCCAAAATAGAAACCTCTAAGAGTTCTAATTCTTCAATAGATCGTTTTTGAACACCAGCTTCACCTTCTTCCCATGAATCTTTTTCAGAAACAAAACCAAATGACCAACCACGTAATTCTTTATCCTTGGCTTTTTGAATCACTTGTTCATCTGTAACCGTAGCAATGGCTCTTAAACCAATATTATCTTCATACAATTCCAGATTTCCGTTTTTAATAGAGCCAAGATTTCTCTTCTTATCGTGGTTAAAAAGCAAGTCCACATTCTTCGCTTTCTTTAACGCTTTTTCAAACGTCTTAGGGACAATTCTCTCTTTGAAATATCCCCTCGGAGAAGGCAACATTCGACTTTCTCTGTCCACAACATTCACATACCCATCAAGTATGACTTGATTCCCTCTGACCTCAATTTTCATTCTCTTCACCTCCTCCCAATGAACTATCACTTGCCTCTTTCTTGCCGATTTCAGTTACGTCATTTGAAATGTATATAGCCTGTGACTCAGGTGTATTTTGCTTAGGGAATCCAAGCATATCAGCGACATTATCAGGTGAAGTAATAGCTGTACGTACAAGGTTGTAACCAATATTCGTCTTATTGCTATAAGTAACAAAATCAAGAATATTAATCTTGAATTTAATTCGTTTCCCCGAATTTTGGCCATAAAAAAGAAGACTCAAATGGTCTTCAAAATTTTTCATTATCGGTCTCACTGCTTTGTTGTGGATATACATCATCGCTTTTTCAATATCTTCTTTGATTAGCTCTGTGTATGTATCCACATTTATGCCTAAAAACTTGCCCAAATCCTTTTTGTATACATTTAGATATGCTAGAGTCTTTTCATCGTCTAGCGGGCTTTTAAGCGTTTCTATTGAATACCCTTTTCCAAGAGGAATCATTTTTACAGACCTTGCGTCATCGATTGATTCTAGTTGATCTAAAATTGCATTGATTAGCTTTGACTGCGCACCATTCTGTGGATTGATATGAGCATCCAAATTTAACAAGAATGCTAATAGTCCGCCCTTTTTATATTTGTCGGTTAGAGTTTTTTCAGCTGACATAACGCCCTCGAGTGTATCTCTTCCTAAATCAAGAAGACCTTTTCCTCTTAAATGATCTGCGCCAATATTTTTCACATGACGAATCATAAAAGAGGGAACCTCTTGACCACCAATATTAAAATGCTCTACTAAATTATCATCTAACTCTGTAAAAACATTTGAAGCTAAATGTATTTGAGCACCATTTAATATAGGGAATGTTTCTCCCTCGAGTAAATAGGTATTTGTCATTAATTTAATGAATTCAGATTGCGTTAGATAATTGTTAGGATTCCTTAAGATTTGAAGTGCGATATCATCTTTGGTTTCATTACCAAATTCATCTTCAACAACAATATCAGCCAACACCATTTGATTACTGATATCTTGTAACAATTCATAAACATCACTCGATTGTAAGATGTTTGAATCTGTAACATACACACCGCCATAACGAATGCTCTTTCCTAAAACATCATCAAGGTAACCGCGCTTCTCAGCTTTTTTTAATAAGTAATTTGAAAACCTATCCCTTAAACCCAATTTCTCACCGCCTTCCTTAATTAAAAACTTCTTTACGGAAGTCAGAAATATTTTTCATTATATTACCGATTAACTTTGAATACTTTTCACAAAAATCACGATGATCATCTCTAGTAACTTCTTCATAAAACTCACACTTTTTTATAAGATCATCTATTTGAGAAACAATTTTGGCTACATCTTCATGTAATAAGTGATATTTTTCATATATAATAGGCCTAATTTCTTTCTGATATGTATCCAAATTAAACTCTATAACAGGTCCACCAACCTGAATTACCATTGTAAACTCCCCATTTAGTTTAAGAACCTGATTATAAATTTCTAGAGTTTCCTTGAGTTCATTTCTTTTTTCTTTCATTTCATCTCTCTTTAATTGTTGGTCTAATAAATCCTTTTGAACTTTTTTATTTCCTCTCTGCGTCAACCAAACAGCTACTAATGTAGCCAATCCTGTAGCTATAGAAGCAAAAACTGGTATAAATTCTTTCATAAAGACACTTCCTTATCAGTTAATATTTCTATTGTAGTATAACTGATAAGATATGAGATTGTTTTCTATCTATAAATTTCATCGAGTAATTCATCCATGCCTTCTTCAGTTATGCTATCCATAACCATCATAGTTTCTTTATGAGCAACTAAAAAAGCAACAAATCCATCAATCTTCTTTTTGGACTGTCGCTTACTTGGTGCTTTCATTCCGTTAATATTTGTTACCACCACAACATTAAGAGCGCAATAAACAAATAAAGGATTATCTGTAATTAAACGTTTTTCATAAATT